GCCCGTCTTGAACTGCACCAGTGTCGGCGTGTCGTCGCTCATGTTCGCTCCTGTTGGAAGTGAGGGGGCGCAGGGTGTCGCCCCCTCGGCTTTCGATCAGGTGCCGGTGAGAAGAATGCGGCCCTGCATCGAACGGTTGGAGAGGGTCAGTCCTCCCATGAAGGCGATGTGCTTGGTGGTCGCGTCCATGTCGACGGACTTGTCCGGCACGTCCAAGGTCTCGAAGTTGCGGCCCGAATAGATCTCGAACTTGAGATATTTCGTGTTCAGCATGTAACCGCCGGTCAGGCCGGTGGCTGCACTGTCGTAGACCAAGGCAGCGGTCTTGTACTTCAGGGTCTCGAAGCCCAGCTTGCCGAGGCTTGCATCGGCGTAACGCTGGTTCTCCTGAAGGCCGCTTTCGTAGGTGGCGTAGATTTCGCCGTCGACCAGAAGAAGGTCGGGTTTCTCGGTGCCACGGGTCAGCTTCAGCCACAGGGCGTTCATTCCGGCCTTGAGGGCCGGATACTGGAGCCCTGTCGCCCTTGCTATGGACTGGAACTGGTTCTTCCAGAAGGGCCAAGTACCAGCAACAATACCGCCGACGGTACCAAGACCATCGTCAGTAACGAAAGCCTTCAGACCTGCGAAAGACTTGGCAACAGTGCCATCTCCATAGATCGCTTTCGTAATATTATTCTTCATCGTGGATTCTGCATTATCCATTTTGCCTTCGAGAAGGTTAAGGATAGCAGCCCGCCCTTTATTCTTGGCGAGATCTGGTCCAGACAAAGTAACGGACACCACGGCATTCGCCGGGGCGTAATTGGCTTCGGAGATGGTCTCCTTCACCGCACGGGAGAGCAGTTCGGTGCCCGAGTACCACGCGAAGGTTTCCTCGGCGTAGCTGAGGGGGCAGGAGATCGCCTTGCCGCCGTCGATGATCCGCACGCGGTCGCCTTGCCTGAGCAGGGCGGTCACGGCGTTGGAGTTGGTCACGTTGTCGGCAAAGGTCTTGTGGTAGTTGTTGAGGGTCGTCGCCATCAACTGGGTGATGTTATTCGGTTCGGCCATTTTCTGAGGGCTCCTTCGGCCCCTGTCAGTTCAGCCCAACCTCGTCTGCCGTTGCTTCCAGCAAGTCTCTCAATGTGCCGTTCCCGACTTTTGCGTTGGGCTTCGCCACGGGGCTGGTAATGCCCCGCGTGTTGCCCCTTGCAGCGGCTTTCGCCCTGTCGAGATTGGCTTGCGAGCCCTGTTGGGCATGCTGCGCCGCCAGAAGCTGCGACCTGATGTCCTTGTTGGACCAGATGGCGCGCTCATAGGCGTCCTGCATGTCCCTCTCAGGATCGGCACGGAACAACTCGATGATCTCGGGCAGCACGGCATTGAAGTGAGGCCGCAGCGGGCGTCCGCCAGCGTCCTTCTCGTCTGCGAACTGATCGATGCTCTGCAGGGTTGCATCCAGCGTTTCCTGATCGCGGCTCTTGGCTTCGTTGGCCTGCATCTGCTGCAGGGTCTGCTTGAGAGCGTTGACCTCGCTTTGGGTTCGGGCGGCGTGGTCGGCAAAGTAGCGGATCGCCGGATCGTTCATGTCCTCTTTGGACAGGTTCGGCGGCGGGCTCTGGTTACTGACGAACAACCGGGCTGGGTCGAGGCCCATGCGCTGGCTAAGGTCTACCAGCAGGCTGATCCGCTCGCGCTGATCCTGAGATATCGCCCGCTTGTGGAAAGCCGCCCACTGGTGGATGGCCTGCGCGGGATCTATCCCCTCCTGCTTTAACGATCCCATGACGACAGGATCGTTGAAGACCGGCGACAGCGACTGGGCGAACTGGACTGCCCCGCTTGCTGCCTGAGACTTGCGCGTGTAGTCGGCTTCCATCTCGGTATGCCGCTTCAACAGGAAGGACTGTCCTTCCGGCGGCATCTTGGCGAAGGTAGCCTTGTCTTCAGCGCTCCAGTGTTCCGGCGGTTGAGTGCTACTCGCCACTGTCGCGGCGGCTGGCTCGGTCGGCTTCTTCTGGGCAGTCTCGATAATCGGTTTTTCGGGGCTGGGAGCCTTCTGAGGGGCCTCTGCTTCACCCGGTTCGACGCGATCTTTTGCGACGAAACGCCCATAGCTATCCCTAGCGCGGTCGTCTTGTCCAGCGTCGGGGCCCTCGGGCGCGTCGTAGGCGGCTTCTATCGTCTCCCTGAGAGTAGGGGCTGGAGCCTCGGCAGGGCTCTCAGTCGATGAAGGGGAGGGTGAGTTGGTCGGATTTTGGCTCTGGTCGGACATTGCCGGGTTCCCTGCTTACATCTCTCGGATCGTAGGCGTTGTTTGCCTTCATTTCACGGTCGCGCTCGCCCCATGAGGTGACTTCATGGCCGTCGATGGGGCTCGCATAGGGCTCCAGACGGGACAGGCGCGGTGTCGGGAAGTCCGCACGGGACGACTGTGTCGCCTGAGCCTCCCGCACGGACCCCTTCGGGACAAGGACGCCCTCCCGAAGCACATAGATCATGGCCTCAGCTTTCGACGTTGGTCACGCTGAGAGTGGCATTGCACTCGACGGCGGCGACTGTGGTGACGGTGTTCGGGTAAGGCGTCCGCTCCTGCCCGGCGTCGATGGTCGCCGCGAAGGCATAATTGGGGTCAGTGCTGACGGCAGCGGAAACGCCGCCGGGGGCACCGGCCTTCTCGGCATGGGTGGCGGGCAGGTAGACATCGGTCATGGTGGCCTTGCCAGCGACCGTCGTGAAGCTGACCGCAGGCTTGACGTAGGCATAAGTCAGCATGGCTGCGGTGATGGGGAAGCTGTCTTGGTTGGTTGCCATTTCAAGGCTCCTAGAAGGTTACGATCACCACCCAGACGATGAAGGCCAGCACCCCCGCGAGCAGGACAAGATGCGCCCACAGGGGAAGCTGGGGGTGCATCAGGTGTAGGTGAAGTTGCTTGCCGCGCTGGCGACGCTGTGGTCCCACGCGACGACGGTGACCACTCCGGGGGTGGACCTCGCCGGGTCCATCAGCAGCACCATCTTGGTCGGGCTGACATACTGGACATAAGGCGTCTGGATGTTGCCGACGATCAGCACGGTCCACTGCGTGAAGCCGGTGCCGGTGACCACCACGGAGAGCGGGCTGGGGGCCCCCGCCAAGGCGGTGTTCGGCGCGAGGCTGGAAATGACCGGAGCCGCCGGGACCGCCTTCGAGTAGGGGTCGCTGGGGCCGATATAGCCTCTGGGAGCCGTGATGTCGGTGACGATGACGAAGTCAGGCTCGCCAGCGATCAGGTTGGGCGGCGCGGCTCCCGGCAGCTTGGCCTTGTCGTCCTGATTTCTGGGGGTGTAGTCGCCCCGGCCCTGATCGTCCACCAGAACATTGGTCTTGGCGAGGATCTGGTCGTCGCCATAGACGCCGCCGTTCCAAGTGTAGACCGGCTGGTAGGCGCGGGCGACGCTGGCGGCAGGGATCGGGCTGGGGAAGCGGTGCCAGTTCCTCGGCGTGATCTCCATCAACTTAAGCGTGGAAAGCGGCGTGTCGTTGGAACGGTTGAGATCGGCAGGCATCACTTCTTCCCCTTCCTGTAGGGCTCTTCGGCCGCTTCTGGCGCGGGCTCCGCTTCGGACACGGGCTGCAGCGTGCCGGGGGTCTCGGGCGGCGGTGGCGGCACCCACGGGTTGCCGGTCGGATAAGGGACAAGCTGAGAGGGTATCTCGCCCTCGCCGGACTTGGCCTCATCGCCGTTCTCGACCTCGACCTCTTCGACTTCGTCGCTGCCGGGCCGCAGCGGGCGCTTGATCGTCTTCTTGACCATGTGGGCTCTCCTTGTCTCGGGAAGCAGTTTCATTGCACCAGTTTCGGCATGTTCAGTCCGCCGCCGACGCCGAGCATGTTGAGCAGCATCAGGATCAGGGCGAGGGCCAAGAGGACGACGACCACGACCTTGACGATGCGGGCTGGCGGATCGGGCAGGAGGTTGTCGACGGCGTAGACGACAACGGCATAGAGCAGGCCGAGAATGACGACCCAGATGATGAGATTGATGATTGCGGCGATCATTGCAGGGCTCCATTCATTGGAGGCGGCATCATAGGTGGACCGGCACCCAGGTGTGTGGGTGGCCCGGGCACCGGTCCTGATGGGCCCATCGGCGGAGCCCCGGGCGGGGCTCCGGGCGGACCCATCATCGGCATGGGCATGGGAGGAGCCATGATCTGGGCTTGGATCTGCTCCTGAAAATCGTTGATCAGTTCGATGATGCCCCGGGAGCCCCGGATCGGGTGCAGCATCATCTTGATCAGTTCGAGGGTGAATTGCATGACCATCGGCGGGGGTAAAACTTGCAACTGCAGGAGCCCTGCAGCGCCGGTCATGATGCCCTGCAAGGTCATCAGGATCTTGGCATTGCTCTCCTGCTCGATGCTCTCGTCGAGTTCGACGGTGCTGTCGGTCTCGATGTCGATGGAGCAGGTGCGGGAGAAGTCGCTGCGAAGGATATTGAAGACCTCGGGGGTGACTTCCTCGCCGGTCATCTTGGTCAGGGTCTGGGCATCGAAATTCTTGGCGATGATCTCCGCCTTCATGCGGATGAGATCGCGGACGAAGTTCGCTACCAGTTGCTTCTGGTCGCTCAGGCGGCCCACGCCCATCGTGCCCTTGATGCGCTGGGCAGTGGCGGTTTCGTGGGGGTTGGTCGCGCCGCGCATGAGATCGGAGATGCCCATGATCTCGTAGATGGCCTGCCGAACCTCGTTGCGGGCGAGGAAGAGTTCCTTGAGGGCGTTCACCCAGTCGACGATGGGGACGATCCAGATGTGGTTCTGGAGGCCGCCGTTCATCATGTCGACGCCGACGATTGGGATCATCTTGCCGTCGTCGGAAGTGAGCATGTCGGCGATTTCGCGGGAGGCGCTGTTGTAGCCGCCGCGCACCTTGATCTTTTCAGTGAGGCGGCTGATGCGCTCGGAGATCTCCTCGATGTCGGCAGCGAGGTTGGCGTAGAGGTCGAAATAGGCACGGGGGAGCATCGTGTCGGTGGAGGTGACAGCGAGAAGGGGCTTCGGGCAGGGGAAGAAATTGTTAAGCTGGAGGGTGTCGTCGTCGACGCGCAGGACGATGCCGGAGGTCTCCCTGATGTACCAGATGATCTTACGTGATGTCTTGTCCCAGATCTCCCAGACCATCGCCTTCTTGATGACATCGCCCAGCTTGTCGGCGGTGCGCAGGGCTCCGCCGCCGCCGATGGCGTTCTTGGCGGCGCTCTCCTCGGTCCAGCGCAGGAGATCATCCAGCTTGTTGAGATCCTTTAGCCGGTTAAGTTCCTCGCTGTCGGGGAACTCGGTGAGCAGGGACTGGCGGTCGAAGAGGTGGCGGAAGGCGAGCCATGATCCGTCGGCGAACTGGCGGACGGGGTCATAGAGGATGTCCTCCCAGTAGACGTATTCGTCGTTGACCGTTTCCCACACCTTGGTGTCCTGCGCCGGTGGCAGGGCGGCTTCGGCGGCTTCAGGGGGAAGGTCGTCGGGCTCGGTCAGGGAGGTCTCGATGACCGGCTTCCAGCGCACTCTGCAGGTACCCCTGCCCGGCAGAAGGACATCCTTCACTGCGGCGCGGATGGCCTCATGGGAGACATCGTCGTCAAGGACGATGGCAAGGGCCTTCTCCATGACGCTGGCAGCGGTTTCGATGTCCTTCTGCTCGGGCATCCCTGCTGGCAGCGGCAGCAGCCCGGGGGGCATCATGCCGGGATCGGGCATGGGCGCGGGAGGCGGCGCTGGCGGCGGGGGAGGCGGTGGCTGGAGCCCTTGGAGATTAATATCGATGCCGACGGAATTGTCGGTGGGCATCGGCGCGGGCTGACCCGTCATCGGGGGAGGGCCCATCGGCATCGGCGGCGGCATCCCGGTGGGCGAACCCCCGCCGGGGGCATTTGGGGATGGGCCCGGCGGGGGCTGCATGCCGGGAGGACCGCCTACGGGAGGTGCAGGCGGCAGGGCTCCCATCATCGGCGGCATGCCCCCTGCAGGAGGCAGCATCCCGGGCATCGGCATCGGCTGCGGCGGAGCCGACTTCTTGACGAAGCGGGAGCGGACGACGGGGGTGGGGGGTTTTCCGTAGACCGCTGGCTGCATCACCTCGGTATTCGAGTAGAGAATGTTGAATGTCTGGGTGGCGGAGGTCTTCCTGCGGTTGGGGCCCTCATAGTGGCCCTCGTTGCGGTAGATCTTGATGATGTCGCGTCCGCGCTTGCGCCAGTCCGCCTCGGCGCGTTCGGCATCGGACAGGCACTGCTCCCAGTACTTCTTGTCGATCTCGTCGGTCTCGGTGCCGTCGGCATAGGTATCGATGCCTGTCGGCAGCCGGTCGGGTTCGCTGCCTGCGTTCTCTGCAGGTTCGGGGGCTGGCTCGACTGCGGGGTCGCGGGCCATCAGTTCAACTCATGCAGCTTGAAAGCGTTGGCGACGAGGAAGGGGTTCCGATCCTCGTAGGCGGCGAAGGATGCGGTAAAAGGTCGGGACATGCAAGCATAGCGGCAATCGTCCATCGCATGGTCCTCGGCTTCGGTGTCGAGATCCTCGGGACGATGCTCGTCGTGCTGCATCATCGGAATGGTCCTGATGAGGGCCCGGCAGGTGGAAAAGACGTAGAGCATGGGCTCTCCGTCGGGATTGCCTCTGAGGCGGGCACGCACCTGATCCCACCCTCCCATACGCTTCGGCGTAGACAGGCGTGAGTTGTCGGCAGGACGCATATAGACCCCGGCACGGGCAAAGACCTCACCAATGCTCGGGCCTGCAACAACCGCGAATGCTGCAGGGTCGAGTACACCATAGGCGATGTCATCGTTCGCATCCCAGTGCTTGACGATCCGCGCCACCTGCTCGGCAGGCTGCTTCAATCCGATATTGGAGCCGCTGGCACCGTAGAGTTCGCGGTAGCGGACGATGGCGTTGCGGGGGAGGATCTTGCCATTATGAAGGTAGTCGTCTTGGACAACCGCCCACCAGCCGAAGGAATAAGGGACAGCGGAGCCCCAGTCGCCGGACCTGAACTTGATCCAATGGGAGGGTATCTCGAAAGGCTGGATGACATGCCGGGCATGGGTGAATTCCGGGAAGAAGGCGCCCTCGATGATGTTCCAGTCGCCTTCGAGCCAAGCACGGACCAGTTCTGGTGACCCCGAGGCCTTTAGCCGGTTAACATATCCGGGATCAGCTTTGAGAAGTGCGGGGTTATCGGTGAGTTTGGCAGGGATGAAAATACGGGTCAGCCCGGTGTTCTCGTCGATGCAGGGGCGCATCGGGCCAAGGTCGATGATCCAGCTTTTGACCCAGCCGTGGCCGGGGCCGCCGGGATTGCAGGTAGCGCGGAACTGCGGGCGGATGCCACTTGTGGAGCGCAGGGTGGCGAACAGCTTGAAGATGCCCTTGGGGCTGGGGTACTGCGTCAATTCCTCGACATAGACGCGGGTGAGTGACCAGCCCTGATAGTTCATGGCGTCGGCATCGGTTTCTAAGTAGGCCATGTGAAGTATTCCGCCGCCCTTGAAGCGGAAGAACTTCTTCTGTTCGTTCCAGACGGCAGCGTTGCCGTACATGGTCATCGCGGTCTCGATGGTATCCTTCAGATCCTCGCGGCTGCGCCTTACCATCAAGCCCTTCGCGTCGTGGCCATTGTCCTGCGCGTGCAGCCAGAACTCGCCAAGGGTAGCGAAGGATTTCCCACCGCCCCTTGCACCACCATAGACGACCACGTCGCACGGGCAGGTGATGAACGCGTGCTGCGGGCCGGGCTGCGGGATGAAGCCGTGGATGATCTTGGTCATGTAGGAAACATCCTCTGGTTTCGTTTCCTACACGAAAACGACTAGGGGGAAAATGGTGGTGGGTTTTAGTCGGAGTTTTCCCCCTGCCCCCGGACGAGGAGCCCTGATGTCAGGGCTCCTAGGGCTCCTAGACAAAAGCCCTGTTCGTTCGACCCCCTCCCGGCACCCTCCGAACGGCCATAAGAAAATTTGTACCGGTACCCTCGTTGATTTTCAACGGTACCCGGTACCTGTGATTTACGGGGGAAACGAGGGGCCCCAATTACCCCCCACCCCCCACTTCCGGGGTCGACCGGGGCGGGGCTGGAGCCCTGCCGGGGCTCCGGGCCCGGGATCGATAGTTAGCCGACTAATTAGTCGGCTAACTAACGCTAAGTGGTTGATATCATTGAAGAATTCGCATCGTGTCAGAGCCCTGATCATCAGAGCCCTCAGGGCTCTCAGGGCTCTCGGAGCCCTGAGGCTGGGGCTCTGGTAACAGAGCCCCATGCCCGATGGGGCGCTGCTCCTGAGAGCCCTGCGAGGGCTCTAGAGCCCTTTGGTCAGGGCTCTCAGGGCTCACGCCCTGCTCGGTCAGCCAGTGCTCGACCTCGATCTCTAGCGGCGCATCAGGGCTCCTCGCGGCCCTGCGCGTCACGTCCTCGGTCTTGTCGACCAAGAGGCCGTGAAGCTTGGCCAGCCCCATCGCAGCGGTCGCCGCCGCGCCGACCTGCTTGAGATCCAGCCCCGCCCGATAGACCTCGGTGAGCATGTCGCTGATCGTCTGCGCGGTCACGATCTTGGTCGACGCTCTGGCACGATCCATCTGCACCCGTAGCTGATCCACCCTTGCTATCACCTTACCAAGCTTGGCCATCTTGCTTGACAAGGG